GCACCCCCGTATCATCCCCTGGAAGCGAAGCGGCTGCAGAACTCACTGACTTTGGTGCAGCGTTTGATCAGCTCGCCGCCGAGTTAACGGCTCCCGCTGCTGTCGAGACGCCTGCTGCTGCTGCTGCTGCTGCTGTCGAGACGCCCGCTGCTGCTGCTGCTGCTGCTGTCGAGACGCCCGCTGCTGTCGAGACGCCCGCTGCTGTCGAGACGCCCGCTGCTGTCGAGACGCCCGCTGCTGTCGAGACGCCCGCTGCTGTCGCGACGCCCGCTGTTGCTGTTGCCGAAACACCGATCTACTCCGTGCAAGAGGAAGCGGTGCTATCCAAGTACCGTGAGGATTGGAAAGATGTGCACGAAGGCGAGGCACTGATTCGGCGCAAGGAGTACCGCGAGTTAGTGAACTACATTTTCGCGCAGGTACGCGATCAACTGGAACCGCTGCAGGAAGCGATGTCCGTAACAACGAGTCGCACGCAGTATTCAGATATTCTCGGGCTAGTGGAAGATTACGACAGAGTGCGCGATCCGGCCATTGCGTGGGTGAATACCCAGCCTCCGTATCTGAAGAAAGCGTATTTGGAGGTAGTACAGAATGGTTCGCCACAAGATGTGGCGGATCTCATTACGCGTTTCAAGAAAGAAACAAACTATACAGCTCCGGCTGCGGCTGCGGCGGCTGCGGCGGCTCCGGCGGCTGCGGCGGCTCCGGTGGCTCAGGCTGCGGCGGCTCCGCCAGATGTAAAAAAAGCGGCTGCTGCTTCCGCACTTCGTGTAGTTAACGGAGGACGTTCTGAGCAAACACAAGGGCCAGATCCATCAGATTTTGATGGAGCATTCGGCGAATTTTCCAAACAAGCGTAACCAAGGAGTTCAATCATGGCCCAACTACGTATCAGTGCTGAAATTCTCGCTCTGCCGGAAAAAAAGATTTTGGCCGCGTTGGCTACCGATCTCAGTCAGCACTACCAGACTGAACAAGCGGTGTTGTTAGTTAGCGGCGCTTTGGCGATCAAGGCTGGCGGCGGGGTACTCGTCAAGGCTGTGAATGCGACGTACGCTTGTGCGTTGAATGCAGCGGGGCAAGTCGTGTTGCTGACGAAAGTAGCTAACACGGATATGGCCGCGCTGGCGGGTACTGTCACCAACGCCAAGTTCAACGTGTTCTGTTTTTTCCAGGACTCTGCCGGTACCCTGACAACGCTGATGGGCGTGGAAGCGGCGACGATCGGTGCCGTTGTTTTCCCCACATTTCCAACCAACAAAGCGTGGATGGGCATGATCATTGTCAATCCGACCGGCGCTGGTAACTTTGTCGGGGGCACGACACCCCTGGACGATGTTGGTGTCATACCGAACGTTGTGTATGTCAACGGGATCAGCAGCTTCAATCCGTCGCTGCTTGCTTCGGTAGTTGCATAGAAGTAGAATCTGTCCCACGCAAGCTGTCGCACATGCAGTCACACGCCGAAAAAAGCCGGGCAGTGGATTCCGTGTAAAGCAAACCAGACTCAGGTCAACTTTACTTTCCAAGGAGTACTATCATGGCCGCAGTAACACAATATGGCGACATCTCGCCCCGTACCGCCGCTTATGCTGTCACCCAACTGCTGAAGCGGGGAATGCCGTATCTGGTGATCGAGAAATTCGGTCAAACCTACCCCATCCCCTCGAATTCCACCAAAGTCGCCAAGTTCCGTCGTTACTTTCTGACGGGCTCGACGGGCGGTGCCGCCGACGGTAACGCCGCGAACGCCTGGGGTATCCCGCTGGCACTCGCACCACTGGCTGAAGGTGTGACCCCTGCCGGTCGCAGCTTGACCAACCAGGACTACACCGTTACGCTTGCGCAGTACGGCGACTTCGCAACGATCACCGATGTCATCATGGACACCCACGAAGATCGCGTGCTCCAGCAGATGACGGAAGTACTCGGCGAGCAGGCAGCGCAAACCATCGAAGCCATTCGCTTCAATGTCTTGAAAGCCGGTACCAATGTGTTCTGGTCCAACGGCGGCGTGCGTACGTCGGTGAATACCCCGATCTCGCTGGACTTGCAGCGTCAAGTGACGACAGGGCTGAACCGCCAGAATGCCAAGTTCATCACCCAAATCGTGAAATCGACCCCGGACTTTCGTACGGAGCCGATCGAAGCCGCGTATATCGGCCTGGTGCATCCGGATCTGGAAACCGATATCCGCAAGATGTCCGGTTTCATTCCGACGAAACAATACGGCACCGTCACACCGTGGGAAAATGAAATCGGCGCCGTCGAACGCGTTCGCTACTTGTCCTCGACGGTGTTCCTGCCGTTTACAGATGTCGGCGGGACCAAGGCCGGGTCCGGAGTTACGATGCGCTCCACAACCGGTACTTCGTCGGATGTGTACCCGATCCTGTACGTTGGGCGGGATGCGTACGGCATCGTGCCGCTGAAGGGCAAGGACTCCTTGACCCCGATGGTTGTCAATCCGAAACCGGCTCCTGGTGATCCGCTGGCGCAACGCGGCACCGTGGGCTGGAAGGCGTATCAGGCCGCAGTGATCCTGAACGATGCGTGGATGGCTCGTGCCGAAGTAGCGGCTACAGCGTAACCCCCGCCTTTATCCCCCCCTTTCATTCAGGAGTACTATCATGGCCTTGAGCGCAAATGCAGTATCCCAAGCAATGGGAATCGCCAACGCAGTGTGTTTCACGTTCACTACGGACGCGACCGCTGCTGTCAAAACGTACCTTCACTGCGGGTTTGTTCCGCGATTCGTGAAGTTCGCCAATCTGACCGATCGTATCGTCGATGAATACTTTGCGGGGCAAGCAGCAGATGCGGCTCTGCATCATGTCGCTGCCGGCACGATGACGTTGGTTTCTTCGGGCGGCATCACGCTCGAAAACAACACAGCCGTATCCGTCGCCCTGTCTGTCATCATGCCGGACAATACGCTCGTACTGAAGCCTGCTACCGGAGGCATCCAGTATGTGATGGGCTTCTCGGTGCCTGCCGCTTTGATGGTGGCGAGCAAGCAGTTTTCCGTACTGGCAATCGGCTAATTCAGCCAAGAATAGAAGGGGCTTCGGCCCCTTCTGCTCGCCATGTCATCAGGAGTACTTTCTATGGGCGGCGGCGAAGATGTGTTGCGGGTTGAGAAACTCGAAAATGGGTATGAGGTCGAGATCTGTGATTCAAAGATCATGGCAGCCAACCAAAAGCCGAAGTCGTCCTACGAGTCTCCGTGGAAAGGATACGCATTCACCACTGCAGCCGAAGTGGTAGCATTTATCAGTGAACATCTGGATTCTTTGAAGCCGCCGCCTGACGCGGACACCGAATATACGGAAGGGTTTAAGCAGGCATCAACCGAGGAGTAGCCCCATGAGCACAGCAATAGATAAACTCGCATCAAACCTGAACACGGATGCCGACGAAGCGCCGGGTGATTTGCCAGTAGTGGGAGAACGGCGCGTGCGTATCTTGCTTGAAGAGAATGACGGCATTCCCCCGACCGGGCAGTTCTTCGGTGCACAAGGCAAGGGGTATGTGCTTCGCCCAGGTGAGGAAGCCGACGTACCGATGTCCATTGTTAACATTCTGGACTCCGCTGTAATGTCCGTGCCTGTTGTCGATAGCGGTAAACGCGTGACGCACTACCGCGATCGGCTTCGCTTCCCGTATCGTGTGATCACTACGTCTCGTCCGGCATGAATCTTGGCGAGAAACTAGACGAACTTCGGAATAACCTGCTGCGTGATCGTAGCGATCTAGTAGCCGGGGATTCTGATTCGTTTTGGAGCGACGATTCTCTTCTGCGGTATATCAAAGATGGGGAACGTCGCTTCGCTCGCCAAACACTGCTGATTCATGACTCGACCACGCCAGAAATTTGCCAGATTCAGTTGCGTACAGGCGTACAAACATACCCCTTGCACCCGACAGTATTGAGTGTACTCTCCGCTCGCTTCGACACCAATACGTGGGATCTGCAACGTAGCGGGCACGGCCCCCTGCTGAATATCACCCCGCCAGAGTTGTTAACGTTCGACCCTACGGCGAACTTCAACGTGACCCCCGGCCCGCCGATCGCGTATTACACGGACGAGACATTGGTGTACAACCGCCAGGGGGGCGTCACGTACAGCACGTACCCGTTGCCGGACGCCGCATCGAACGGGAAGATTATTTACATGCGCGTGATTCGGTTGCCGAATTGTGATTACACTATAGATGCGCTGAATGATGAAACCGAGATCCCCGAGGATTACGAGTTGGACCCTTTGCATTGGGCCGCATACCGGGCGTTAAGTGGGTTCGACGCTGATGCCGGGGCTGCAACCACGGCGGATAAACACAAGACAGCTTTTGATCTCGCCGTGAAGAACGCTATAACAGAAACGAAGCGGAAGATATTTACCAATGTGAACTACCGCTTTGGTATGGCGGGTTTTTCTTGGGAGCGGTAGATGGCAAATCCCGCCCAAGAACGCGACCAGGATGTAGTGTCGTTCAAAGCCTTTTCGGGGCTGCGTAACGATCGCACCGCAGAGCGTTTCGATCTCGCGGATCTGGAGCTTGCCGTTAATGTAGACATCGACAACTCAGGGCGAGTCTCGCGCCGAGGAGGGCGCACTTTGATTTCTGCTACCGCCACCCATTCTTTATGGACATCAACCAGTGGGCTGCTTGGGTTGTACGTACAAGGGAGTACGCTATACCGCATGGGCACCAACTACGCTGGTACCGCCATTGCGACCGGACTTACTATTGGCCTGCGCATGTGGTACACGCAGGTTGGGGATCGTGTCTACTTTGGTAATGGTGCGCAGACAGGTATTTACGAAAATGGTGTAGTTCGTTCTTGGGGTTTGACAGTCCCCCCGCTGCCAAGTGTCACCGTGGGGAGCGGGAGTCTGCCAGCCGGCAAGTATCAGTATGTAACTACATACACACGTAACGACGGACAGGAGTCTGGTGCAGGGCTTGCTGCATACGTGACCGTACCCCTTGGGGGCGCGTTGGTATTCGGGTTAGCTGCATCGTCTGATCCGACTGTAGTAAAACAGAATCTTTATGTCAGCCCGCCTAACGGGGATCTTCTGTTCCTCGCGGGGTCTGTGGACAACGCTGTTTCCAGTACTACGTATTTCGGCGACACCTTGGAGCTGACGTACGATCTGAAAACTCAGTGGCTTTCCCCGCCCCCCAAAGGGCATATTGTCGCGTACTATCGCAGCCGTATGTTTGTTGGAGTAGGGGACACGCTATACTGGTCCGAACCCCACGCGTACGAGCTGTTCGATTTACGAAACTACCTGCAGCTCCAAGGGCGTATTACTTTGCTTGCCTCTATGGAGGATAAGGAACAGTACGATAGTGGGCGGAATAGCGGTTTTTTTGTTGGTACAGATCAGTCTTGCGGGATTTTAGTAGGTTCGATGGCCGAGGACTTCCATTATGTGCCTAAGACACGTTACGGGGCCATCTTGGGGGCAGTAGAATACGTAGACGGTTCTTTGTTTGCGGATAATGCTACCGGGGCACGAGATCTGCCGGTATGGCTTACGACAGAAGGTGTTTGCGTGGGAATGCCCCAAATGGAAATAAAGAACATTACGCGGACTAAGTACGGATTTACTGCGGCTGGAGAGGGTGCAGCCATCTTCCAGCCTGGTCCGAACCGCCTTATTTTACTTTCTACTTATTAGGAGACGATCATGGCACTTCGCTATAGCACGTACGTTCGCAACTTCATGGCTGGCATCGGCTCCTTCAAGGATGCGTTTCATAACGGTCGCATCGAGATCTACACTGGAGCGCAGCCTGCCAGTGCGGATGCGGCTGTAACAGGCACACTGCTCTGCACGATCACTAACAACTCGGGGGCCATCACGTATGAAGTGCTGTCGTCCGGTACAGTGACGCTGACAGGCGGAGCTGCAGGTTCAGTCAATACCATAACGGTTAATGGTATTGACGTTCTTGGTGGGGCAGTTGCTTACAATACTTCCCTGACGCAGACGGCGGCGGATGTTGCCGCGCAGATCAATAACTTCAAGGGCACGACCGAATATGTGGCGACTTCGGCGGGCGCGGTTATTACGATTACTGCGCTACCGGGTACGGGCGTTGCTCCCAACACTTTCGTTGTAGCATCTACCGTTACTACGATCACCAAGACAGATGCCAACATGGCGGGTGGTGTTGCTTCGGTTAACGGGGTGAAGTACGGCTATGCGGCGGCGGGCGTGATCTCTAAACTCGCATCGCAAGTCTGGAGCGGCGTAAATGCCGCATCGGGTACTGCGGGCTGGTACCGTGCTTACGGCAGTGTGACAGACGCAGGGGCGGTAGATACTAACTTGGTGTTCAGCCGCGAAGATGGAGCAATATCCACCAGCGGTGCAGAACTGAATCTGTCGTCTACAGCTATTGTGGCGGCAGCAACTACAACCATCTCCTCGTGGTCGCGTACTCTGCCTACTGCGTAAGGGAGTAGCTGGTGGCTGCAGATTCTGTACTAACCCTGCCGTTTATAACGGCACCCACAACCGCTGCGCGAACTGGAACAGCGGCTGTTTCCCGCATGGCAATCGTTGCGGCGGGCCAGGCAGGGGAAGGAGTAGCAGTACCCTTTCCCTATATCGTTGCTGCCGGTACAGGGGTTGTAGGGGTAGTAACTGACGGCGCGTTCAGTCCTTCAGTTCTGCTGCCGAGTATTATTGCTCGGGGGCAAGGAGCGTTCGACGGGGTTTCTGCGCAGACGCTGCTTCGTAAAATTGCTTCTGGAGCGGGCAGTACTTCAATACTTGGAGTTTCTGCACAGACGCTACTTGCTGTCCTTGCTTCCGGTTTTGGATACCCCTCTAATAACGGGGTCAGCGAAGTAACTCTATACCCAATACAACCAGTGGGCTTTGGTGGCCCTGGCATGGGGGCGAACTGCACAGCCGTTGCGATGCATACAGAAGCGCAGGGGTTGACGACATATAGCAACTTCCGATTTAACAGTTTCGGCAGGTTTAATGGTGCGTATTTGGCGGCGTCAGATACTGGGCTATACGTATTGGATGGTGCGGAAACCGATGCCGGTGTCAACATAGATGCGGCATTTCGTGGGGCCGTATTTGACTTCAATACTTTGCACTTGAAGAAAGTCGATCGTTTGTACGTTGGGTATCGTACTAGCGGCAATCTGTTGTTGCGGCTAACGACGGACGGTACGCAGGTGCGAGATTACCGCATGCAAGCCACAGGCAAGACCGGGTTTCACGGTAATTTTGTGCGCCTGGGAAAAGGTGTCGAGGCTCAGTATTTCCAGTTCGAGATTCAGAACATAAACGGAGCGGGGTTCGATATTGATATGCTGGAGTTCAAGCCAACCGTGTTGCGGCGGCGTGTTAGCGGGAATCATGCGTGAAACCGGACCTATCAGGAAGCGGGCTGAAGGAGATTTAGAAGCAGCGACCGACTATACAGGTTTGGCGCGTGTGCAATTAGGCATCTTGAAGAACCGGATGGCGTTTGCCGGGTTACAGGTTCTTTCACGACAGATTGTGTTGTCTAATGGTACGATCATACAGGTTCAGTCTGTGTTCGGGCAGGACACTATCCAGATAGAACCCCCCTTGCGCGCCCCCGCGCTTGCGCCCCCCGAGCGGCTGATTTCTCCTGAGATTCCTATCGACCCTGCTGCCGTTTGGACGTACACAACCACCGCCGTATCAGGCACTATAGTACGCCTGCTGGCGCGGGTACTCGCTTTTTCCGGAGGCGTAGTTGATACGTTGCGCGACATAACGTACGATTCCGCTGCGCCTCCTGCTAGTATTCTTGCACAGGCAGGCTCCTTCGTGAATCAAGATGCCACACGGCTTTTTGAGTTTACAAGCGGGACTATTGCAAATCCGAGTGTAACTCCCTATGTAATGAGGTTAATGTCCAAAGATGTGATCGTGGCGGAGTACTCCTATTTGTACACGGGGACTTTTATCGGGGCGCAAGCCGTCAATACTTTTTTCTCCAATGACGGTACAGAAGCAGTCATCGTATTGAACGGGACTCCGGTAATTATTCGCGTGGCGATAGCTGAAGTAGCTGGAGTAATGAGCATCACTGAACAATACCGTACTACGTTTATTGCTGGGGTTTCCAATTATGTGTCAGGGCACGTGGACCCTTTCGAGTTTGTGGTACTGCCTTTTGCTACCGCATTCAATTCTAACGTCCGTAGCTACCACATCGCTCCAGACATGCACTCTGTGTTGCTAGAGGCGGATAGCAATAATGTGGGGTTTGAGCAGTGGGTTATATCTGTTTCGCTGACGACCGGGGACATCTCTTTTCGGCAGAACTTGGATGTGACCACTCCGGGTTTCTTCCTGGACCCTTACCCTCTTTTGCTTCCAGTATTTACGGACTTCGTGTATGCAGGGAGCGATTCTGTGTACTCATTGGTAGTGTGGCTTTCCGAAAATCCAGCAGATTCTATCAGGACGGGGCGGGTTACTTTGTTCCTGAATGGTGCTATTGCATGGACGTTTGGAATTGATTCGGGGCTGACTGTTGGTATACCTCAAATGTACGAACAGTCGCGGCTTAATGTTTCTGCTGATGGCACCAAGTACTCTTTCGTGATTCAGACGCGAGATCCGGCTTCGTCTGTACTTCGGCGGATAGATTACTTTCAGTATCGGTCGGGGGAAACTAATGTGAGCTACACGGGGACGATGGTCGCTGCCGCAGGGGTTAACCCACGCCATGCCAGTAGAGTAGCTACTTCGGCTAGTGGAAATGCTGCTGTTGTTCGTGGGATCACCGCGCTTGACAGTGCGCACATTGGGTACACGAAAGATGACGGGACGTTTGCACTAACTACTATGACGGGAGATGTATATCCCTCCGCCGTTACCCTGCCTACGTATCCAGTGTCGCAAAAAATCGGGAAGGATTTTTATTTTCCGCAACCGTACAGTAGCTACCAGATATCTCCGGCGGCGGGGCAGTCGGTTATTAACGGGGTAGCAGATCCTTCAGGGAGTAAAACATTCAGCTACAAAGGGCTCCCTGCTGTTCCTAACACCCCCGTTCCAGTGACGGGCTATCTAGGGCATCAGAACTATTCACACTAGGGTAAACTAGCAGAAAGCAAGGAGTAAAACATGGCTCTGACTGCCAACACAGATGTCGGTAGCGTAACACTGATTACCACTCAAGCTGTTGCTCCGACTATCCCGGATGCTACGCAAGGCTTAGTTGTTGCGGGGTGGAGTAGTGCACAGGCGTATGCAAGACAGGCATATCAAGAGGCGCTTGATTTTTTGCATGTACTACAGTCTCTATCGGAGAATATCGCTGCGATTCCTTACATAAATACGAATCTCGCCAGCGTTTCGCTGAATCTGGAAAAATTTGATCTGCTGCTAGGTGAACTCCCTGCGAATCCCTCAGATGTGTACTTCTACGCGGAGGGTTCCGATTATTCTTCGCTCCTGCTTACTTCCGTTACGGAATTACTCAAACTGTGGGTAGAAGGGGCATCCACCGGGATAAGCCCAACTGTCGAGGCAGCGATTTGGAGCCGCGAGCAAGCACGGGAAATAGTTGCGTCGAACAAAAAGAAAGTGGAAGTCGTCAAGCAGTTTGCTGTGCGCGGGTTTATAAAGCCCCCTGGGGCTTTTGCCGTGCAGCTACTAGAAGCAGAGCAGCAAGCCCAGGATAATATCATCTCGGCGTCTCGGGATATCGCTATCAAACAGGCGGATCTGGAGCAATCCAATCGTCGGTTTGCCCTCGACCTAGCGTGGAAGGTGGAGCAAGGGTTGATGCAGTACCGTTCTGATCGGCAAAAACGTCTGCTGGAACACGCGAAGTATTTACAATCCTACTTGATTGACATTTTCCAGGCTAAATTGGCTGCGTACAACGCTGACGTTTTGGCATATGGGACGCGTATCAATGCGGAAGTGTCTTTGCATCGGGCAGAAATTGACCGCCTGATTGCAGAAGCGAATCTGCGGCTCGAAACCGCAAAGACTAACTTGCAAGCTATGATTCAAAAGGTGCAGCTACTGGTGGAAGATGCAAAGGCGGGGGCACAGATTTCAGCGCAGCTTGCTGCTGCAGCACTCTCTGCTGTTAATCTTTCCGGAGGGCTTCACGATTCGTCGTCTAATGCTGCGACGACCAGTGCTTCTACACAGGCGTCTGTATCTGAGAGTGTCGGGTACACTGGACAAGCAGTCTATTCGTACACCCCGCTGTCGTAAAGGAAACCATCATGGCCGCTATGCTCCCTTATTTTTCCCCCTTCTCGCCCATTGCACCCCCTTCAGGTACGGCCCGTGCTAATTTGGCAGCGGTGGCTTCGGGTGCTACCAAAGATATTGCGGAAGCCCCTACGGCGGGCGGCAAACTCGGCATTGCTACTCGCGGGGCGCTTGCTTCGATTCCTGCGTATGTGTCCGGCGAGTTTCAGGATACGGTGATGCCTGCCGTTCACCAGGTTGGAGACTTTGCCCGTGCTTTAGCCTTCGGAGCACCTGATGCGCCAGTAGCTGCGCCAGTAGCTGCGCCGGTAGCTGCGCCAGTAGCTGCGCCAGTAGCTGCGCCAGTAGCTGCGCCAGTAGCTATGCCTACCAAAATGTTGCCTGCGTACTCTGCTCCGGCAACACAGGAACCGATCAGGGCGGCAGGGCCGACAGGGGCTCTGCCCCAAATGCAGAGCCCGATTGTAACGGGGATAGATCAACAAACCGCGTATGCGGCACAGCAACGAAATGCAGTAGCGAGGGATGCTTTATATTATGCACGCAAGGCTTCTCCGTCAGGAGACAATGCGGGCTATGCTCTGGCGCAGTTTCTGCATGCCCTGCCTGGATTGTCAGGACAGAATAATTTCGCCACATTGCAGAGTCAAGGGGAGACGGGAGCAGCCGCGAATGCGGCACACGTACAGGCAGCGCAACTGGCAGCCGGAGCGCATCTTGCAGGAGCGCAGACGGCGGCGGGCGCGAGCATGATCAATGCGCATATGGCGTCAGAAAATATCCGTAAGATGGGCACACCGACAATCGTGGATACGATTGTCAACCCCGATCCCGCAACCCGCCCCTTCGCGCCGATGATTCCGATTCAAGGCATGCTGCGTCTGGACGATAATGGAGTTCCTCGGGCGTACACCAATGATGGCAAGCTGTACGAGAAGGCTACCACTGCTCCTTTGCCGGGGCATGTGGAGTACTTGCGCAATCACCCCGAATTTGCCGCGCAATTCGACAGAACGTACGGTGACGGTTCGTCTAAGAAGATTCTCGGAAAATAAATGGGTGATACAAATCCTTTTGATGACCCGAAGTTGGGGGCGGATCTTGTTACCAAAAATCCGTTCGATGATCCCAACTTAGGCGCACCACGTGGCGTTTTTGGTGAGCTTGGCACTGCTCTGAAACGCGGGGCCCTTGTCGATCTACCCACAATGGTAGGTAAGGGGCTGCAATACACAGGCGATGCGGGCGGGGTTATTCACGACTTTGGGGCAGACATCGTAAAGTCTGCGGAAGCTCGCGGTATGCAGCCAGGTAATGTTCTGCAGCCAGAACAGCACGGCGCGGTCGTAAACGCGTTGGCGGCTGGAGCACAGATGGTTCCTTCAGTTGTGGCCCCTGCGGCAGCGGTTGCAGGCGCTATCGCGGCTGCGCCGGTATCTTTGCCTACCTTGGCGGCTACGGCGGTCACAGCGGCGGGTGTAGCGGCTCCCTTTGCCATGCAGGCAGGACAAGAAACCCTCGAAAAAGGCCGGAAGGTCGGGAACATTCCAGAAGATACGGTGAAGAGCGCAGCCCGCATGAATGCAGGGCTGACGTTTGGAACACAGTTTGGCGTGGGCATGGTCGGTGGACAGATGCTCGGGCGCTCGGCTTCTGCAATCGGCAACTTGGTGAGTAAGGAAGCCGCACCGCTGGCCGAGCGTACTATGGCCGAGCTGGTGGGATCTGGAGGGGTTATCAAACCTTTCCTGAAGCAACTCCCTGAGTCGGCAGCAGAAGCGACAGCACTAGGGGCGGCGCAGGCTGCAGGGTCTGCCGCTATTGAGCGTTCTGCCGGGATTGACACACGGAGCCCCTCGGAAGCAGCGGGGGAGTCGATCCCCGGTATGCTGGGACTTACGGCAGTTATGTCTCCGTTCGGGCTGGCAGGGCGTGCGGTACGAGCCGCGTCGTTACATTCACGGGCGGAGGCGCTGGCGAATAAAGACACGCACCCAATTCTGCGAGATCAGCTCGCCATGCAGTACTACAAGGAGCTGAATAAAGTAGATCCTCAAGCCGCACAGGCTTTCATCCTGAATGCCGAGACGGCTATCAAACACAAAATACCGTTGCAAGTGGACAACGGGCTGTTCCAAGAAGGAGCGGTAATAAGTCCGCAGGAGAAGGCCCGGAAAGATGCTTTAGCGAAGGGCGATAATTTGGAGATGGCCCCGGCGACGGCTGTGCCCCCAACAGGGGATGCTACAGGGCACTTGGAAACGCAAGCTCTTAGCCGTGCTTCTGTCGTGGAGCAGGCGATCCAGAAGAAGCAAGCAGAAGATAATCAGGAACAGTACGTGCATGCGCACGATCAAATTGTTGCGGAACTAAAGAGTGCGGGCATTACACCCTCCGAAGCCATGCCTTTTGCCGCGTTCAAAAAGTTCATGAGGACGGAAGCGAAGAAAGCAGGAATGACTCCTGATACGTTGACTCCTGCGTATTACGAGGGTATGTGGAAAACATACCAAGCGCATGTGATGGAGCAAAACATCCAGAAGGGGCATGACTTGGCGGCAGAGCCGGTGCTTAACCAAGGGAACAAGCCTCTTGTTGACAACACCAATGCTGTGATGCGGGAGCCGACTGCGCTTGAACTTGCGTTACAGGATGCGCAGAAGCGCAAGGAGACAGGACTCGCACACACGCAACGGGAACGAGAGTTAGAGCGTATCAGGGCGGAACAGACAATCGCCATTCAGAACCGGACCAGGGGGGCGGAGTTGGCGGATGCTGCCGAGAAAGGCATGGTCCCCCCTGATGCGCAAGTGTTGCCGAGTCGTCCTGCCGAGATCATCACCGAGCTGCGGGCGACGAAGCCCGACGAGATGAAAAATCTGCCGCCCAAGATCGTGCAGGAAGTAACCAAAGCGGTAGCTGGCAAAGAATCCTACGATGCGCAGATGCAAGCTCTGCGAGAATTAAGGGATAGTAAGAAAACCAACACGATATCTTATGAGCTGCTGGATAAGCTGCACGAAAAGCTGAATCCTAAAGGAGTCGAAAATGCCCTTTCAGAGCAAATCGCAGCAGCGGCTGTTGTTCGCCCAGCACCCGAAAATAGCGCAGCGGTGGGCGAAGGAAACGCCAAACCCGAAGTCGTTGCCGGTCAAGAAGCCCCAGCAAAAGGGAATGGTAAAAAAACCATAGGTCGGCCAGAAGGCAGCACTGATGATCGGCACACGATTGGACCTCCTACGGAAGTCAGCGAGTTGGTGCCTTACACGCGCACTCTTGCTGATTGGAGCCGTAATAGTCGTGATATTTTTGCCGAAAAGCAATGGTGGCAGGATCTCGCATGGGCGCTACGCAACCCCGAATCCAAGATCGGTAAGGAGTTATTGGAGAACGGCAAGTTCACCGACGAGCAGATGGGCCTGGCGCTACAGAAGGACGAACGGTATCAAGCACAGGACAAACTGTACGAGCAGATGCGCGTCGAACGTGATGCACGTTTGCAGAGTTTGGCCCTGGCCGAATCCCAGCCAGAGAAAGCCAAGAAGATTTTCTCAAACAAGGATCTTGCCAACATATTCGGTGGCGAGGAGGACGACTTCACGCTCGACAAAAGAAGCACACGCTTG